GTGTCCCAGGCGGCACTCGGCCGCTACCTGGGTGTCTCCGAGCGCACCGCCAACCGCTACGCCAAGGGCCTGACTGCTGTCCCCATCCCCAGCGCCATGCTACTGTGGGGGCTACTGGCCCGGCGCGAGAAGCTGGTGATACCGCGGTGGATCTCGCCGCTGGAGAATAAGCTGGACTAAGTTGCCTGGACGACAGGCCAAGAGGGCGCGTATTGTCCCCGCGGGGACTACGCGCCTTCTGCGTTTGGGGCCAACGCATGGCGAACGTCAAGATCACGTCCTACGTCGACCACGTCCAGCGCGAGCAGGACGCGATCACTACCGCGCAGCACACGATCGCCATGCAGGAGGCCGGCAAGGCCAACGGCAGGCTCGACCGCGGTGTGGCTGGCGCCGAGGCCGCCCGGCCCGACAGCCTCTACAAGGATCTGGGGGCGATCGCCACGCCGCCCCCGCAGGGGCCGGGCATACCGGGCATACAGGACCGGCTCGATTGGGTGGTGTCGCACCTCAATATCCTGGCCGAGGTGGTGCTGGCACTCGTCCAGGGGCACGCCACTGGACCTAAGAAGGAGGGTGAGGGTGACCTCTCAAGCCATTGACTAAAAAGAAAGAACGTATTGCAGATCCTCGATCTTTGGCACGCAACCACACGGTGCGGGCAATCCAGACTATTGCCGGCATCATGGACAACGGCCAGTCCGAGGATCTCAAGCTGCGGGCCAGCGACATCCTGCTGCAACGCGGCTGGGGACGGCCACCGCAGCCGGTGACCGGCGCCGATGGCGAGGGCGACATAAGGATTACAATCAGGACGATACTTGAGGGCAAGAAATGAACGACGCCACGCTTGAGTTGCTGCAGGAGGACACCGTTGAACGGCTGCGAGCTTGCGATTGCAGTACGCATTGCAAATCGGGATGCATTCAAGAGAAGGCCGCCGACGAGATCGAGCGGCTGCGCGCAGAGAACAAGCGGCTGCAAGCTGCGCTGATCGAGGCTGCGGAAATGGTGGCTGAGACATGACCGACATCGTTGAACGGCTGCGCCATCCAGCGCGCTACGACATCGACTTGAACGAGGCCGCCGACGAGATCGAGCGCCTACGCAAAGAGGCCGAGCGGCTGCGTAAGCTGACCGAGGAGCTACAGGAAGCATGATCGACATCACGCTGCCCAACAACGGATGGACGCCGCGGCATCACCAGATGCCGTTGTGGCGATACCTCCGCGGTGGCGGCAAGAGGGCGATGGCCGTGTGGCACAGACGCGCCGGCAAAGATGACGTGTGCCTCCACCACACAGCTATCAGTGCGATCGAGCGCCAAGGAAATTATTGGCACATGCTGCCCGAGTACGCGCAGGCCCGCAAAGCGATCTGGGACGCCGTCAACCCGCACACCGGCAAGCGCCGCATCGACGAGGCATTCCCGGCCGAGATGCGCTCGAGCACACGCGACACCGACATGCACATTCGTCTCGTCAACGGCTCGACGTGGAGCTGCATAGGCAGCGACGAGTACGATCGCACAGTTGGTAGTTCCGCGGCCGGCGTGGTGTTCAGCGAGTACGCGCTGAGCAATCCATCTGCGTGGGGATACTTGCGCCCGATGCTCGAGGAGAACGGCGGATGGGCGACGTTCATCACGACACCGAGGGGCAGAAACCACGCACATGCGATGTACGCCTACGCGGCGCAGACACCGGGATGGTTTGCCGAGCGTCTCACCGTCGAGGACACCAATGCGCTGACGCGAGCGCAGCTTGACGAGACGCTGCGCGAGTATCAGGCGCTATACGGCGCCGACTTTGGCAAGGCGCAGTTCGCCCAGGAATATTACTGCGACTGGCAGGCCAGTATCCTAGGCGCCTTCCTGGCGCTCGAGTGCGCACAGGTGCGCGACGAGGGCCGCATCCTGCCGATCGAGCCGCTGCCCGATCAGTACGTTCACAGGGCCTGGGATCTCGGTGTGACGGACGACACGTCGATATGGTGGTTCTGCTCGGTGGGCGCCCAGCTCTTCGTGCTTGATCACTACAGCTCGAGTGGCGTTGGCCTCGAGCATTACGTCAACGAGATCGAGAAGCGCGAGCGCGAGCATGGATGGAAGCGCGGCATCGACTACGTCCCGCACGATGCGAAGGTGAAGGAGTGGGGGTCCGGCCGGACGCGTGTCGAGACGATGCAGCTCCTGGGGCTGAAGCCGCAGCTCGTCCCGATGGCGTCGATCGAGGACGGCCGCAACGCGGCGCGGCGCACGCTGGCTCTGTGTGTGTTTCATCCACGCACAGAAGAGCTGGGCTTCAACGCGCTCGAGCAGAACAGAAGAGAGTGGGACGACGAGAAGAAGGCGTTTAAGGCGACCCAGGTGCATGACTGGACGAGCCATCCCGCCGACGCGTTTCGCTACCTCGCACTGAGCTGGAAGCTGGCGCCGCTGCGCGAGATCAAGGTCGACCGGCCAAGTGGCATCACGATTCCACCGCCGGCCGAGCCAACGCGAAGGGGCATCAGGCTATGAGCGACGACAACGACAACCCCAAGCCGATCGAGGCAGACCTCCGCACCGAGGACCACGACTACAACCCGGCCGTCGAGCCTAAGAAGGCCAAGGCGTGGTTGAACCTCCTGCTCGAGAGCGAGGAGGCATTCCAAGACTGGAACGACCACTGCGACAACATCGACCGGCAGTACGCGCACATGGGGCGCCTCGCCTCGCTGTCGCGTGACAAAGAGTTTCAGATGTTCTGGGCGAATGCCGAGGTGATCAAGCCCAGCATCTACGCCAAGCCACCGCAGCCCGTGGTCGTCCCAAAATTCAAGGACCGGCGGCCGGTCTACCAAGCAGCGTCAGAGGTAGCAGAACGCTGCGCCACGGTGGCGTTCGACCTCACGCGCATCGACGACATCATGAAGCTGGTGCGTGATGACGTGGCGCTAGTCGGCCGCGGCGTTGTCTGGTGCCGCTACGACAGCGGCGGCAAGGGCGGCTACTACGACACCGAGAAGGTGTGCATTGAATTTAAAAACAGGCGCGACTTCCTGCACTCGATCGCCCGCAACTGGGAAGAGGTGACGTGGGTCGCCGCAGCCTCGTATCTAACAAGGGGACAGGCGCGCAAGCGGTTCAAGGAGACGAGTGGTGACGAGTACCAGAACGCGGACTACAAAGTCGACAAAGACAGCCAAGAAGTTGGCGGCGCCGACAACCGGGAAAGGGCGAAGTTCTGGGAGATCTGGTCGAAGAAGGACGACCGCTGTCTCTGGGTGGCGCACGGTTGCGAACAAATCCTCGATGAGGATAAACCCCATCTCGAATTATGTAACTTCTTTCCCTGCCCCAAACCTTCTTACGGAACAGTTCAGCGAGGCAGCCTTGTCCCGGTGCCTGATGTTCTTCAGTATAAGGACCAACTTGAAGAACTTAATATGCTGACAGGGCGCATTCACGCGCTCAGTGATGCACTCGAGGCGAAGGGCTTCTATCCGGCCGGCGGCACTGAGATGGCCGATGCCATCGAGACGGCGATCAAGATCAAGACGCCGGGCCGCATCCTCGTACCGATCAGCAACTGGGCGGCGTTTGGCACCTCGAAAGAGGTCATCGTCTGGCTGCCGATCGACCAGATCGTGGCGGCCATCACCGGCCTCGTCACACTCAGAAAACAAGTCATTGAAGACATCTACCAGATCATGGGTCTGGCCGACATTATGCGCGGCGCCACCGATCCGAATGAGACGCTCGGCGCCCAGCAATTGAAGAGCGAGTACGGCTCCAAGCGCATCAAGGACAAGCAGCAAGAGCTGGTGCGTATGGCGCGTGACCTCGTCGAGATCAGCCTCGACATCATCACCGACAAGTTTGATCCGGTGACCATCATCGAGATGTCGCAGACGCAACTGCCGACGCAGGCGATGGTGCAGCAGAAGATTGTGGAGGTGCAGAAGCAGATGGCCGGCCAGCAGTCGCAGATCCAGCAACTGATGGCCAACCCGCAAGTGCAGCAGATGGCGCAGAAGAACCCAGAGCAGGCGCAACAGGTCGCCCAACAAGCGCAAAAGTCACAAGAAGCCGCGGTGCAGACCATCAATCAGCTCCGCGAGAAGCCCACCATCGAACAGGTGCTGAAGTTCTTGAAGGATAAGCGCGCCAAGTCGTTTATCCTCGACATCGAAACCGACAGCACCATCATGGCCGACGAGCAGGCCGAGAAGCAGCAGCGCACTGAGTTTGTTGGCATGTTGGGCAGCCTGCTGCCGCAGCTCTCGCAGATGATTGCGGCCGAGCCTAAGACCGCGGAGTTTTGCGGTGAGCTGCTGAAGTTCGCCACGGCGCCATTCCGCGCCGGCAGGAGCCTCGACGGCACCGTCGACGAGCTGGTCGAGCAGATGAAGATGAAGGGTACCGATCAGCCGCCTAACCCGCAGATGGAGGCCGTTAAGTCGAACGAGAAGATCGAAATGGCCAAGATCCAGCAGAAGCAGCAGACCGACAAGGAGACAATCAGGCTTAAGCAACAAGAGCTGGTCGACAAGCAGACGCAGCACGACCAGAAGCTGGCCAACGATCGGCGCATCGCCTGGGCCAACTCGCAGATCAAGCTGTCGGATGTCGAGGGTAAGGCGCAGATCCAGCAGGAGAAGGTGGTCGAGAACCGTGAGGCGCATCAGGCGCACATGGCCGAGAACGAGCAGAAGATGATCCTCGACCGGCAGAAGGCGCAGATCGCCGTGCAGACTGCTCAGCAGCGTTCCAGTGAGAGCGCGCAGAAAGCGCAGGACCAGCGTGCTGCGCAGCAGTTCAAGATGTCGCAACCCAGGCCGGCGGGGAGGCAGTAATGCCGGACGACGACTGGACGATGGGGGAGCTGGCGGCGCAGGACGCCTACGAGCCGTCCGGCTTCGACACTATGCAGATGGCGCAGCCGGGCGGCTTCGCCAAGTTCGTGCCTTCGACCAACGTCGAGGACAGGCGCCCAACGAGCCGGCATGAGTTTACTGCACGCGAGCCGGTGCTGGTGCCCGGCTACACCGAGCCGGTGAAGGGCTGGGGCGACATGATTGAGAAGAACCTCCTGCTTAGTGATCCTGGCCCCGACAGGACGTTTGGCCACGACCCGCACGGCTTCAAGGCGGCGATCGACAACCCGCCAGCACGCGCCTTCCCGCATCCGATGCAGAGCAACCCGGCTGACGTGTTTGAGGGGAGATTAAACCGCCAGGAGTTTACGGATGCACTGAACCGATCGATGGACAAGGCAATGCGGGAGAACCCGGAATGGGCGCAGCGGCGGACTGACAGGGCTGTGGGCGGTTCAAAGTTTGACGAGCTGCTTAAGGATCTGGAGAGCCGAGTGCAGCCGCAGCCAGAAGGACCACTCACCGAGGAAGAGATGCAGGAGCTACTCCGTGGCCACTGAAGACGACTGGGTGATGGGCGATCTGGCCGAGCAGGGCCAGTACGGCGACACGCCGCTCCGCATCACGGTCAACCCGCAGCGCGAGCCGACGCCGGAAGAGATTGCCGCGGCGTATCGCGCTACGCCGCAGACGGTGGCGACACCACGCGAGGCGCTGCCCGGCAGCTTTGCCCCTGGCTCGCTGTACGAGCAGGGCCTGCCGCCGGCCGCGGTGCCCAAGCAGGCACTGCCGGCGTCGTTTGCCGTCCCCGAGAAGGCCGAGACGGAGGGCTGGATCGATCGTGCCCTGCCCAAGGCACACCCGCTCGACCCGGTCTACGGCACGCAGCGGGCCGGCGCCAACACGCTGCTCGAGCTGTCGCAGGCGGGGGCGATCGCGGATCTGGCGCAGGGCTTCAGCGAGCGCGACCCCAACAGGCTCGGCATGGGCTTGGCTGGCGCTGTCCCCGTGCTGGGCAAGGCCGGCAAGGCCGTGAAGGTGGCCCGCGAGGCTGCCGATGAGATCATGAAGGGCGCCAGGGCCGTCAAAGCAGCCAAGCCTATCCTCGACGCCAGTGGCGCACCGATCAAGGGCGCCAACTACACCAAGCAAAGCCGGGCGGTGCTCGACGAGATTGCCGCCGGCGAGAAGGGCGCCGGGCCGATGGATCTGTCGGGCGATTTGCGGTCAGACGTGCCGCAAGTGGCGATGGACCGTTACATTCCACCGCGTGGCATCTCGCAGCGCCTGCAGGATGCACTGACCAATCCAGACGTGCAGCGTGGCGTGCGCGAGAGCGTCGAGACGGGCCTCAAGTTTGGGGCCGACAAGTGGTACCACAACGAGCCGGTGCGCCGCGAGTTCATCAAGGAGCTGGGCGAGGTGCGCGGCCCGATTGAGTATGCACGCTTCATGGACATGGTCGCGGCAACCTCGCCGCGATCGGATGTCCCCACCAACATCCGCAATGCCTCGTTCTACTACATGATGAGTGGCAAGAAGGGCCTGCCGGAAGAGCTGCCCTATCCTTACGGCCACGTCGCGCAAAACCTCCACCGGCAGAACTACGCCACAGTCACCAGCCCCGAGGGCTGGGACATCTTCAAGAACACCAAGCCAGCGTCGTTCTCGGTCAACCTCCAGGGCAATCTGGTGCCGGGAACGATGGACACGCATGCCTTCCGCAATATTGGCATGCGGACCAACGACCCACGCTTTCTAGAGACATCTGTCTCGGCCAAATACAAGCAGGGGACTGATCCAACCAAGGACACCATCGTCAACAAGTACGGCGAGCGCAAAGGTGACACTGTCGTCTTCCGTCCGCAGCAATTGCAGGAGAGCGGCAGGCTTAAGATGGATGATGCCCTGCAGATCCCCTACTTCTGGACAGCCAAGCCAAACGCCAACGAATATGGCGCAGCCGAGAAGCTCTACAGTGATGTCGGACGAGACTTCAAGCTACCGACTGCAGACACGCAGGGCGCTGCCTGGGCCGGTGGCGGCGAATTGACTGGACTGGGGACGGTGCCAACGCACACATTTCCACAGCTACTGAATGAGCGCATTCTCTACACGGCAAAGATGCGCGGCGAAGATCCGCGCAAGACACTGTCTGATTTCATTAGGAAGAAGGCGCCACTGTTGGTTATTCCGGCGGCGGCTGCCACGGGTGCGTCAAAGATGGGCGGCGTTGCTGCCCAAGACAACTATCAACAGTAGGGGCTTAACATGGCTGCATCCGCATTCTTCAAATACAACAACTTCATCGACGAGCTGAGCAAGGCCGGCCACAACCTCCAGACCGCTACGTTCAAGGTGGCGCTGACCAACACGGCGCCGACTGTAGCGACAGACACGGTGTGGAACACCACGGTGGCGCCGGCGCCGGCCGCAGCCAACGGCTACACCGCGGGCGGCAATGCCATAACGGTGACCAGCGCCACCACCACCGCGGGCCTGTTCAAGCTGGTGCTGGTAGACAGCGTGTTCACGGCGACAGTCGGCGGCATTGGTCCGTTCCGCTACGCCATCCTCTACAACACCGCCGCCACCAACAAGCTGCTGGGCTTCTACGATTATGCCGGGCCAGTGACGCTGGCCGACACCGAGACGTTCACCGTAGACTTCGATGGCGCCAACGGCGCGCTGACACTGACGGCACCATGAGGATTACTTTTACCGCGGCCAAGACGTTCTACGCGCCCGAGACGGAGAGCGGCTACGTTGAGGGCTTGAGCTACAGCGCCAGCGCAGGCGATCGAGTGTTTGCGTATATCACGCGCTGGATCGAAGAGGGCAAGATCATCATGGGCGGCAAGATCGCCCAGGTGTCAGGAAAAGGGGAAGTCCATGCCAGTAACGCATCCGACAGCGATCCGCAGCGGGATCGCTGACTACGTTGTCGATCAGCTCGACCTCAACACGCCGCCGGCCAAGCTGGTGCTGCAGACATCCGGCGGCACTGCCGTGGCCACGCTGACGTTCAGCAATCCGGCGTTTGGCTCAGCCGCGTCAGGTGTGGCGACAGCTTCCGCCATCACGCAAGACAGCAGTGCGGCTGGCGGCACGGCAGCCAAGGCCGAGCTGCGCCAGGGCGGCGCCACGCCGGTCGTCCTGTGCAGCGTATCCGCCACGGGCGGCGGTGGCGATATTCAGCTTAACAACGCCACTATCACGGCTGGCCAGACCGTCAGCATCACGTCGCTGACCTACACGGCACCAGCATGATCAGGGGCGACAGTGCAGTCTGCGGTACGACCACAACCGGCACGGGGACGCTGACGCTGGCGGCGTGTCCGTCGCCGCCGGGTGGCGTCGATTTTGACGTGTTGCTGCGTTCGCTTGGGTTTGGCAACAACAGATCGCATCCCATCAGCTACACGCTAATCGAGTATACCGACGCCACGTTTGCGACGGCCAAGTCGCACGA